CAAATCCTCGCCGCCGAGCAAACGTTGCAAGCTCGTTTGCTCGACGTGCCCGACGACCCGGCGACCTATCCCGACCCTCTCGCGAGGGCCCTCTATCGGCGGGTGCAATGTCACCTCGCCCGAAAGGGTTTGCCCCTCGGGATGATTGGCGGCGACTCGTCGGAATGGGGCCCCGTCGCCCTCGCGTCGTGGGATGCCGAGGTCGCGCGTATCGAATCGAGCTACCTAATCCCGGTCGTGTCGTGATGAGTCCACTAGCGACACGACCGGGCACGACGGCGGCGGCGAACCCGTCGCCGTCGAGGGCGGCGATCCTCGACGCCCTCGCCCTCGTGCCCGGTCTCATCCCGACCGCGACGATGCCCGAAACCCCGATGCCCGGGGCGGCGTGGCCCGTGTGGGCCGAGTCGCGATATCGGGCCGGGAAGCTAACCCGGCCCCTCACTCACACGTATGAGGTTCGGGTCATCCTCCCGTCGGGTTGGTTGCCCGAAACCGTCGACACGGCCGACGGGTTGCTCGACGCGTTGTGCGCCGCGCTCTCGACCGTCGGGATTCTCGACGCCGCCTCGCCCGTGCAAATCGTGTTCGGGTCGAACCAATCCATGCCCGGCATTAATGCACGTCTAACCGTCGTGCTCCGATGAGAGGAACCAACCCGCTATGACTCTCCCAACCACGACGACGACCCTCGGCCCCGGCATTCTCACGATCGGGACCACGGGCACCGAAATCGACGTTTCGTGCCTCGTCAACAACGCGTCGATTTCGGCCGACAAGGACGAGAGCGACGCAACCACCAAGCTTTGCGGCGACACCCGGCCCGGGACGGTCACCTATACCTATGCCCTCGGCGGGAACATGGACACCGACGTCGGCGACGCCGCCGGTTTCTTTGCCCTTTCGCAGAGTGCCCCGGGGTCGGTTCAGAGTTTCGTGTTCACCCCGAACACGGCGACCGGAACCTCGGCAACGGGTGAGCTCGTTATCGACCCTCTCGATTTCGGGGCCGACGAATCGGGTGCCGACCTAACCTCGGATTTTGAGTTCACGATCGTTGGGCGGCCGACCTATACCTACGGGGTCGGGGGCGGGGCATTCGCCGACGACCAGGTCGCCGACGACCGGGCCCCGAGTTACGTCGGTAACTAATGGCGGCGAACGGGACGACCGTCGAGGGGGCCGACCGATTCGCGGCGACCCTCTCGACGGCCGCCGACGAGGTCGCCGACCTCTCTCGGGCTAGCAAAGAATCGGCCGACCGGGTCGCCCTCGTCGCCCGAGGCCTCGCCCCGGTCGTGTCGGGCAACCTCCGATCCTCGATCGCCGCCGAGAGCTCGCCGGGTGAGGGCCGGGTTTCGGCGACGGCCGTCTATGCGGCCGTCATCCATAACGGGTGGCCCGGCCGCAACATCGCCGCTAACCCGTTCCTCTCCGACGCCCTCGCCGAATCCGACGGAACGATTCGCGAGGTTTACACCGACGAGCTCGACCGGGTCGTCGGCAAAATCAAAGGAAAGTGAGGGCCCGCCCCGTGGCCGATTACACGATCACGTCGCCTCGTTTGCAGATTCTCCGAGGCTCGCTCGACGCCCCCGAGGTGATCGAGGTTCAGACACTAAACCCCGACCTCATCGCGTGGGATATGACGAGGGCCCGGCACAAGTGGCCCGAGGTTCGCGACGCCCCGTTTAAGTGGCTCACTTTCATTGCGTGGCACGCGTGCCGACGAGAGGGCCGCATACCGCGAGAGCTCACGTATGAGGAATGGGAAGCCTCAACCCTCAACGTCGCGAACCTCAACGACGACGACGACGAGGTCGCGACCGTGGACCCTACGCCCCCGGGACTCGTGCCCGGTTAATCGTCGAGCTCGCTCATGTGTATGAGCTCGGCATACCGCCCCCGTGGTTTTGGGACGTCGACGACGCAACCCTCGCGACCGTGCTCGTGCTACTCGGCGAGCAACACGACCGGATAAGCAAGGCCCAACGAAAGAGCAAGCGGAAGAGGTGAGAGGCCGTGGCAATGGGAAACGTCGTTGACCTCGTCGTCAAAATCTCGACCGACGCTAGCGCGGCACAAAAGGGCCTCGACCAAACATCGAGCAAGGCCTCGAAAATGGGGTCGGGCATCCAAAAGGCGGCGGCCCCCGCCGCCCTCGCCCTCGCCGGTATCGGGGCCGCCGCGTTCAGCGCGGCACAAGCGGCGGCCGAGGATGCCCAATCGCAAGCGGTACTAGCGCAAGCGATGAAAAACGCGACCGGGGCGAGCGACGACCAAATCGCGAGCATGGAAGATTTCATTAGCTCGACCTCGGCGGCGGCGGGTGTCGCCGACGACGAGCTACGCCCCGCCCTCGGGAACCTCCTACGCGCCACGGGCGACACGGCGAAATCGCAAGAGGGATTGCAGGCCGCCCTAGACCTTTCGGCCGCGACCGGTACCGACGTCGAGACCGCGAGTAAAGCGATCGGTAAGGCCTACGCCGGGCAGACGGGGGCCCTCAAAAAGCTCGTGCCCGGCCTCGACGAGGCAACCCTCGCGGGCGGCGATATGACCGCCGTAATGGCCGACCTAGAGAGCCAGGTAGGCGGGGCGAGTGACGCCGCCGCGAACACGGCCGCCGGGTCAATGGCGAAAATGAAAATCGGGTTTGACGAGGCAAAGGAATCCCTCGGGGCCGCGTTGCTCCCGTTGCTAACCGTGTTCGCCGACAAGCTCGCCGCCGTCGCGGGTTTCATCCAAGAGAACTCGACCCTCATCGGGATAATCGTCGGGGTCGTCGCCGCGTTCGCGGCCGTCATCGTGATTATCAACGCGGCGATGAGTGTTTACGCCGCCGTCACGGCCGTTGCGGCCGTCGCTCAAATGGCTCTCTTTTGGCCGATCGTTCTCATCGTCGCCGCGATTATCGCCCTCATCGCGGCGATCGTTCTCGTCGTCAAGAATTGGGACAAGATCAAAGAGGTTGCCTTACGGGTGTGGGCCGCCGTCAAGAGTGCTACCGCCGCCGTCGTGTCGTGGTTCCGGTCGGTATGGGCGTCGGCGTTCGCATGGATCAAATCGGCCCTCTCGGCCGTCGGGGCGTTTTTCACCTCGATATGGAATCGGATTAAAGCGGGCGTCGCCGCCGTCGCGAACGGGATTCGGCAGATATGGGCGACCGTGTTCGGGTGGATCAAATCGGCCCTCTCGACCGTGCGAGGGGCGTTCACCTCGGCGTTTAACTCGATCCGTTCGGCCGTGTCGTCGGTCGCTAACGCCGTGAAATCGGCGTGGTCGAGCGTGTGGTCGGCCCTCAAATCGGGGGCGTCGGGTCTCGTGTCCGCGCTACGCCGCCCGTTCGACGCCGTGAAAGGTGCCATTGATTCGGTCATCGGGGCGATCCAAAACCTAATTTCATGGTTCGGCCGGATCAAGGTGCCGAAGATTTCCCTACCGAAAATCCCGGGGTTTAACTCGACGACCGTCGTCGCGACCTCGGCCCCGGTCGCCCTCGGCGCGACGAGGGCGGCGAGCTCGGCCTCGACCAGGTCGACGGCCGGGGCCGTGAACATCACGATTAACGGGGCGATCGACCCCGAGGCGACGGCCCGACAGATTCGCCGGGTACTCGCCTCACACGGCCGCCGTATGGGCCTCACCGGGGCCGGGCTCTCGACCGGGGTCGTCTAATGGCTGTCGGGGTTCACGTCGTCATGTGCGGCGGGGCGGATATCTCGTGCCTCGTCGACTCGGTCTCGATCGTCCATGGCCGCGACGACCCGGGCTCGCAACCCGAGGCGTCGGCGTGCACTGTCGATTTCACCTCGACCCCGGCCGACCCCGTCCCGGCCGCCGTCGAGGTCGGGTCGTCGGTCGTCGTCACGACCACGACCCCGGGCGGAACCTCGACGAGGTTCGTCGGGCGGGTAACCGACCTCTCTCTCGGATGGGATGAGGCGGGCGAGAACACGCCCGACGCCGGGGTCGGGCAGCTTGTCGCGGTCGGGCCCCTCGCCGAGCTCGGCCGCCGGGTCGTCGGGGCCGAACCGTTCCCGGTCGAGCTCGACGGGGCGAGGGTCGCCCGGGTCATGGCCGCCGCCGGCCAACCTCTCGACCCGGCATTTTCCGACCCGGGAACCGTGCAACTACTCGGCCGGGACGTCGACGCCCAACCCGCCGCCGACGTCGCCCGCGCGGCGGCCGTCGACGCGACCGGGGTTCTCTGGCAGACACGCGACGGGCTCGTGCGTTACGCCGACGCCGACCACCGACGGCGAACCCCGGTCGGCGTCACCCTCGACTCGTGCGATTTGCTCATCACGCCGTCGTGGCGGCGGAACATCGAAGGTCTCGTTAACGAGGTCTCGGTCGGGTACGGCGTCGCCCCCGAGGGCGGCGAGCAACCCCGGTACGTCGCGACCTCGCCCGCCTCGGTCGACAAGTGGGGCCGCTACGGGTACTCGGTAGCGACCGAGCTCGCCGCCCTCGCCGACGCCGCCGAAATGGGGAACCTCCTACTAGCTCGCAACTCGTCGCCCGTGTGGGTCATGGCGGCCCTACCCGTCGACGTCGCCGGGCTCGACGCCGCCCGTTATGAGGCGTTGCTCGCCCTCGACGTGCACGGCCTCGTTTCGCTCACCGGGCTACCGTCCCTCGGTCATGCCCCGACGGCGGCGACGCTATGGGTTGAGGGTTGGCACGAGGTTTTGACCTATGGGGGGCACGAGGTCGAGCTCACGGTCTCCGGGTATTGCCGAACCTCGCCGCCGCCGTTGTGGGATGACGTCGACCCCGGATGGGTTTGGGGCGGATCGTCGGCGACGCCGACCCGGCAAAACCAAATCCTTAACCCGTCGGTCAACGTCGACGCGACATATTGGGCGATTGATAATTGGTGGGGGAATCACGTCGGGACCGTGGCGAGGATGCCCGGCGGCGACGGGCCCCCGGTCGGCGGCGACCGGGCCTATATGCGGGCGACGTGGTCGGCCCCGCACGCGACGCACGGCGGCGACGCCGGTATCAAAATCGAGAACTACGGGATGCCTCGGGCGATACCCGTCGTGGCCGGG